TTTCATGATTGCTTTCATATTCTGTCCCTAGTTTTGATGAAGGCTCCGGCTTGAGAGCTTCAATAAAACCGTTGTGCCTTTCCTCATTATGCCTTTGTTCTTCCTGCGGGTCTCCTTCGACATACGACAGGCCACAAAGTTCACATCGCTTTAATCCCATTTCCACTCCCAGAAAGTTGGTTGCTTTATACCCTCGCATGTCAGTTTGAAGATGATCCATCAAACTTTGGCAACACCGCTAAGTATTCCGAAATTCATAAAGTGGGAAGTCAACTTCTTCTGGGAATGCACGCCATTTTTCAGTGAGAGAGTTCGTGCTCATGCCCTACGAAGCTATCCTCGTCGCGCTGCACACGCGTCTCGTAAAGCGGCCTGCTCCCCCCTGAGAGGCAAGGCTCTGCCTAAGCGCATGCCAACTGACTGTCTGCTGATCCTGCTTGACGGCGAATTTGGTGAACCGACGTTGACGCCGTGTTCACCATGCTGACCGCCGGCAACGACGCACCTCGGTTCGGGACCGGCGCGTGACACTTCATCATTCGCAACCGCGCCCGCAGTCCTTATCCGCCCACCCACCGGAGCCTTCCCATGCCCTCGACCCGCGAGACGATCCTTGCTGCGCTGACGGCGCAGCTCGCCGCGCACGCGGGGACCGAGGTCCGGCGCAATGCGGTTTTGCCCGAACGCGTGCTGACAGGCGGGCTGGTGATCGTGCGCGATGGCAACCCGGGGGAACCCGACGTGACGCTGGGCCCGTGGCGGGCCTATTACCGGCACCGCGTGGAGATCGAGGCGTTCATGCCGCCGGGCGCGGCGGAGGCGGCGCTCGACGGGCTCTTGGCCCGCATCGGGGCCGCGCTGGCGCATCGACGACAGGCCTCGGGTGGGCGGGTGGAGCTGATGACGCCCTCGGCGCCGGAGCTGCAGCCGGTGCCGGTGGAAGCGGCGCGCCGTTTCTGGCGGCCGCGCTGGCGGTCACGCTGGAATACCAGGTCAGCGACCCGCTGAGCGGGTGAGCGCGCCGGACAGGCGCGGCCATCTCGAGACATCACATCTGCACATCACAGGGAGGATCAGCATGGGCAAGCAACGCGCCTATGGCGCCGATGCCACACTCAGGGCCGTGCGCGAGACGGATTATGGCGGGGCCACCACCGGCCCGGTGCGCACGCTCGATTTCAAGACGGCGGATCTGTCGGCGAGCATCCCGCTCGGCGACGACCCGCTTCTGGGGCGCGGGCGCAATGCGCAGGACCCGTATCGCGGGCTGGTCACCGATGAGGGCCAGCTGGAGATCCCGTTCGATCTGCAGGGCACCGGCTGGTGGATGACGGCGCTGTTCGGCGATCCGCAGACCACGCCACAGGCGGCAACGGGGCGGATCACCTTTGCGGACAATCCCGCGCCGGGCGACACGCTCACGCTGAACGGGATCACCTGGACCCTTGTTGCGGGCGTGGCTGCCGGCGACGAGACGGAAATCGGCGCCACGCTGGCCGATACGCTCGCCGCGCTTGCCGCGGATCTCAACGCCACCACCGATCCCTCCATTGCGGTCGCGAGCTACACGGTCGAGGACGACACGGCGCTGGTGATCACCCATGACGCCACTGGCCCCGACGGCAATGCCTTCACGCTGGACGCCTCGGCCGCACAGCGCGCCACCCCCACGCTCACCGGTGGCGGCTATCGCCATGTCTGGCGCAGCGGGGCCGACAGCATCCCGTCCTTCCTGATCGAGATCGGGCACCCGAAGCTCACCACCCCGGTCTTCTTTCGCCATGCGGGCGCGGTGCTGGAGGAGCTGTCATTCCAGATGGGCCAGGAAGGGCCGGCCAACGGCCACCGTCTCGGTCGTGGCGCAGGGCGAAGAGACCGCGAGTGCGACGCTGAACGCAAACCTGCCGCCTTTGCGCTGCGCCGCTTCAGCCAGGGGCGCGGGCGCATTCTGCGCGCCGGCGCACCGCTCGCCGGTGTCACCGCCGGCTCGCTGACCTTCTCCAACGGCATCGAGCGGGTGCGGTCGATCCGCGAGGATGGCCGCATCGATGGCGCGGATCCCACGCTCGCCACCTGCGAGGGATCGCTGACCGTGCGCTTCGATGGCCAGACGCTGATGGCCGAGGCCGCCAGCGGCGATCCGGTCGCGCTGGTCTACGGCTTCGCGATGGCCGAGGGCTATGCGCTGACCTTCACGCTGCCGCGGGTCTACCTGCCCAAGCCCAAATATTCGATCACCGGCCCGGCCGGGGTCGAGGCGAGTTTCGACTGGCGCGCGGCGGCAGATGCGACCGGCGTGATGCTCGAGGTCGCGCTTCTGAACGATGTCCCAACCCATGGAGCCCCCTGATGATCCGCCTCGACCTGAACGCGTCCCCTGACTGGCTCGATCTCGGCCACGGCGTGCAGCTGCGCGTGGCCCCGATCACCACCTCGCTGATGAACCGGGCCCGCGAGGAGCCGATCCTCGCGGATCTGCCCGAGGAGGCCAGCGCGAACCGGCGCGGCATCGCGCTCGCGAAGGCACTGGCGCGGGTCGCCGTCGATGACTGGACCGGCGTGCACGATGCCGACGACGCGCCGGCCGAACTCACCCCCGAAGGGCTCGACGCGCTGCTGGAGATCGTGCCGATCTTCGAGGCGTTCCAGCTGCGCTACGTGGCCCCGGGCCTGCATCTGGAGCAGGAAAAAAAACGCCTCAGCGCCCTTGCCGAGTGGCACTTCGGCGGGGGCGCGCAATACTGCAAAAACTGCATCCAAATCTGCGAAGCCTGCCCGGCGCGGCAAAACGCGCCGCTGACGCGCGAGGGCAGTACCTGGGCCTGGGATGTCGCGCAGGCGGCCACAGGCCAGCTGCGCGTCGCGGAGGGCGCGGTGCTCGGCTGGGACATGGGCGCGGTGCTGGCCATGGCCGCAGCTGCCGGGCTCGACCCACGTGCGGCTGTCGAGCTGCTGCCGGTGATCGAGGCGGCGATGGTGCGCGCGGTCAACGCGCAGATCCGGGCGCAGGGCCCGCAATAGGCGTTTACGCCGTCCAACATCAAAAGATCGGGGGCCAGCAGCATGACCAGCGCGTCCAAACAGGTCACGGTTCGGCTGGCGGCCGAGGGCGGCCGGCAGGTCCGCGCCGAGCTCAAGGGCATTGGCGACGACGGCGCCACCGCCTTCCAGCGGCTGAGCTCGGAAATGGAAGCCGCCAATGCGCGCGCCGACCGGTTCTTCCGCCGGCTGCGGATCGCGGCGGCGGCCGGTGCTGCGGCCGTGGGGGCTGCGGCCACGGCGATGATCCGCAGCGGGCTGGCAGATCGTCGACAGTCAGGCCAAGCTGGCGCAGTCGCTGGGCACCACTGTCGCCTCGATCCAGACGCTGGAGCGCGCGGGCGAGCTGGCGGGCGTGTCCGATGTCGGGCATCGAGCAGGCCACCAAGGATCTGACGCGCCGTCTCAGCCAGGCCGCGGCCGGGACCGGCCCCGCCACGGACGCGCTGGACCGGCTGGGGGCTGTCGGCCACCGACCTGATCGCGCTGCCGCTCGATGAGCGTGTCGGGGCGATCAACGCCGCCATCAAGGAGTTCGTCCCCGCGGCCGAGCGGGCCGCGGTGGCGGGCCAGCTTTTCGGCGAGGAAGGTTCGATCGCCATGGGCCGGATCGACAGCACAACGCTGCGCCAGGCGACGAAGGACGTCCGCGCCTTCGGGGTCGTGGTCTCCGCGCAGGATGCCGCCCAGATCGAACGGACCAATGATGCGATCTCGCGGCTGGGGCTGATCTGGCGCGGGCTGGCCAACCAGCTGGCGGTCGCCGCGGCCCCGGCGCTCGAGGCCGTGGCCGACGCGATGGCCGCACTCGCCGAACGCAGCGGCCGTGGGTCGTGCCATCGAGCTTGTGCTGGGCAACCTCGACCGGCTGGCGGCCACACTCGCGGCGGTTGCGGGGCTGGTGGCCGGGCGCTTCGTGGCGGGAATGGCGTGCAGCTGTCAGCGTGCGCGGTCTGGCCACGGCGCTCGCGCTGTTGCGCGGGGCGCTCATACGGCTGCCGTTTGTGGCGCTGGTGATCGGCGCGCAGGAGCTGATCCTGCGCTTTGGCCGACTGGTCGCTGCTGCCGGGAGTTTCTCCGACGCGCTCGATCTGCTGCGCGGCGTGGCCGCAGAGGTCTGGGACCGGATGGGCACGGGCGCACGGGCGCTCGGGGCGACGGTGGCGGCAGCATGGGCCGGGATCCGCGCCAGCGTGGCAGACGGCGTGCAGGCCAGTCTCGATGCGGTCGCGCGCGGGGCGTCGCTCATAATCAACACCTGGCGCGGGGCGTTCGCGGCCACGCAGACGATCTGGTCCGATCTGCCGGCCGTGCTGGGCGAGGTCGTGACCGGGGCGGCCAATGCCATGGTGCGCGGCGTGGAGCGGATGCTGAACGCGGTGATCGGGCGCGTGAACCGCTTCATCGCCGGGATCAACACGGTGCTCGCCGCATTGCCGTCATGGGCGGTGGGCGATGGCGGGCTGCGCATCGGGACGCTGGACGATGTCAGCCTCGCGGGATTCGAGAACCGGTTCGCGGGCGCGGCGCGCGATGCCGGCGGCCGGGCGGCCGAGGCGTTCACGCAGGCCTTCGAGAAGGACTACCGGATCCCGGATCTGGGGCTCGGGGCCTATGCCGCGGACGCCCGCGCCACGCAGGACGCCCTGCGCGGGGTGGCCGACGAACTGCGCGCCGCAGCAACCGGGCCGCTGGAGTCGGTCGAGGCGATCCGGGAGGTGCTGGCGCAGACCTCGGAGGCTGCCGAGGGGGCGGCGGAGTCGGTGGCCGGGATCGGGGACGCCTTCGACGGTGTCTCTGGTGCCGGCAAGGACTGGTGCAGCGGTGGCAGCGGTACTGGCGGCGCGGCTGGTCGTGCTGCCGAGGCCGCGACGACCGCCGGCAACGCGATCGCGGCGGCGGGCGAGACGGCGGCGCGGGGCTGGGATGCCGTCTCAGACAGTCTGCAGGGCTATGCCGACAGCGCGATGCAAACCGGCCGGCAGATCGGCGACGCGCTGGTCAGCGCGTTTCGCGGCGCCGAGGACGCGCTTCTGACGCTGGTCACGAAGGGCAAGGTGGATTTCCGCGATCTGGCGAACTCGATCCTGGAGGACATCACCCGCATCGCGCTGCGCTCGGCGGTGCTCGGGCCGCTCGCCAACTGGCTGGGCGGCGCGCTCGGCGGGATCGGAGGCGGGCTTGGAGGCAGCTTGGGCGGCAGCCTCACCGCGGCGGTGGCGCATTCCGGCGGCGTGATCGGCGTCTCGGCACTGCCGCATCGCGAGGTGCCGGCCATGGCCTTCGCCGGAGCACCCCGACTGCATGCGGGTGGCATGGTCGGGCTCCAACGCAGTTCTGGCGTTGCGGGCCTGCGGCCCGACGAGGTCCCCGCGATCCTGCAGCGCGGCGAGCGGGTGCTCTCGCGCCGCGAGGCGCGCGACTACGACGGGTCGGGTCGCCGCGACCCGAACGTCACCGTCAACATCATGACCCGCGACGCCGAAAGCTTCCGGCAATCGCGCACCCAAGTCGCCGCCGACATCTCCCGCGCGGTCGCGCTTGGGCGGCGTGGACTATAACTCAGGAGCCTTTCTCGATGGCCTTTCACGAAGAGCGCTTTCCCGACGATATCAGCCGCGGGGCGCGCGGCGGGCCGGAACGCCGCACGCAGGTGGTCGAACTGGCCTCCGGCCATGAAGAGCGCAACGCCTCGTGGTCCGCGTCGCGCCGCCGCTATGATGTCAGCTACGGCATTCGCCGCGCCGACGATCTCGCCCGTGTCGTGGCCTTCTTCGAGGCGCGCCTTGGTCGCCTCTACGGGTTCCGGTTCAAGGGATTGGGCCGATTACACGTCGAGCCTGCCCTCGCGCGCCGTCTCCGAGCTCGACCAGGAGATCGGTGTTGGCGACGGCGAGACCACGGTGTTTCCGCTCACCAAGACCTACGGCACCGCCCCGCACGGCCAGATCCGGCGTATCGACAAGCCGGTGGCGGGCAGCACGCGCATCGCGCTGGGCGGCGCGGAGCAGTTCACCGGCTGGTCCGTCGATACCACCACCGGGCGCGTAACCTTCGAGACCGCGCCCGAGCCCGGCGTGGTCCTCACCGCCGGTTTTGCCTTCGACGTGCCCGTCCGGTTCGACAGCGATCTGATGGACGTCACCCTCGATATCGAACGCCTCGGCTCGATCACCTCAATCCCGCTGATCGAGATCCGACTGCTGTAATTTATCCCTGCCTGAGGCGCTGGACCCCGATCTAGCGGGCCTCGCAGGCCTAACCCGACCCACATCCCCCTGTTCACGGAACCACATCCCATGCAGACTTATACTGCCCTTGAACATCGCCCCGGCGATACGCCCCAGCTTTATGATCTCGGCGGAGGGCTTGTCACCCAGAACACCTTTGGAAAGGTGATCCGTCTTGATGCCAGCCAGCAGGTAACAGCACTGACCCCGGTGCCGATTGAGGCCGAGGAGCGCTACGCGTTTCGTGCTGTGTTTCGGCGCACCACAAACAGCCCCGATCCGTCCGATGATGCAATTGCCTGCGGCATCGACTGGCT